CCCTTACCATTGAATTGTTTAATCATTAACGATCCAATAATTTCATTTAATCTTTCTAATTCTTCATCATTTATTATTATCTGCATCTTCATTTACCTTTCTTAAATAAAAGAACAATAATGAATTAGGATTTGGATTAGTTCTAAAAAAACAATCATAACTTTTATCTTTCCATATCCTTATGTTCCAAATTAAACCATCAATCACTAGCATAAAGTTCTCCTTCACTATAAGCTTGATTGTCTGAATCCATTAGCTCTTCAAATTTATCTTCTGTTAATCCTAGTTCTACTAACAGTACATTAAATTTAGTTTCTAATTTACAATCACAATCAGCTTTATTTATACTTCTTGTTGCTAGTCTAAAATTATATTCATCATATAATTTTCTAGCTTTTTGATATTTCTTTTGCCATTTGGTAACTGGTATTTTATTCTCTTTCATTAGACACTTCCATTTCATTTATTAAAAATTCACTAGCCCTACTAGCTAGATTAGTAGCAGTAATTAAGCGATTAGGTTTATCTTTAAGAGATTTCATCCAGCCATGTATGTATTTTATATGGTCATCTCTCATCTTCCAATCTAAACCAAAGAAACTGGAAACAAATGTGCTACCAATTTCAGCTACTAATTCTTCAAAGGCATAGTTGTTTATCATATCTCTATTCAATCTATCCTTATGTCCTGTCCAATGAATTAACTCATGGAAAAGAGTATGATAGTATTGATCATCAGATTTAAATCTATTATAAGGTGGCATTTCTACTACATTATTTCTATGATAAGCAGCACACGTTCCTCTTTGTATTTTTAAATTATGTTTACGAATAAGATTATCTGTATGTTTTGTATTAAATTTAGCAGGACTATCAGGTATCTCTACATTAGGGTCAAACCCTTGAGTTTGTGCTATATTATAGACGTGCTTATAAGTAAATCTTTGAGAAAGTTTTTCTATTTCCTTACCATTTTCTATAATAGTATATTTCTTTTTAGTAGGAACAAGTATTCCAACTCCAGATTTAAGTTCTGTTCTTTGAATAGGTTTGCCAATGACATTCCATTGTCTATATCCTGCCCATTTTGGAACTGTCCATGATTTCTCACGACCAGCCATAGCTAAACAAAATATATTAAACCCATGATAGTTTTTCTTGGTAGTAAAATTAGTAGGCATATTAGATAATGTTTTCCAAGGATATTCCCATTCAGTATTAGGTTTCCCTGTATTAATATCCTCTTCTAGTTGGGCTAATCCATCAATAAGATTTCCAACTACATCTTGTACTGTTTGCAACATATTATCCTCCTTATTGGTTGTTATTATAAGGACACCTCCAAAGTTACACGACACACGCAAGAGCTTTGGTTAATAGGATTCCCATTATGATATTCATAGTGTGTTTCCTGTACCACCTAATAGGTGTCCTTATTTTTGTAGGGTAAGAACTCGGTCTGCATTTCGTTTAGTTCTTATTAAGTGAATTTGCCTAGGACACCTATCACACCCATTTTATAAACAGACTTCGCTGGTTACTGCATGGAAGTTTTTGCCAGAACTGTTTACATTTTTGTTGGCTTTTAGTTAGATCGCCTCACCCCTGGAATAAACTTAGTCAACGTTCTCAGGGTTGCTTCGTAAGATACTGTAATAAATTACTGTCATGTTACGCTCTTTCAAGCTGGCTCAGCTACATAGTTGATACCAACAAAACTCTTTATTCAAAATCCTTTTCATAAACACGTATGTTTTTTAATTTAAATTTAATTAACTCTTGTTGTTTAGTATTAATAGTTTCTTCTTGTATTCTTTGGTCTTGTTCCATTATTAATTTCAATCTATAACTTACTGATGTATCTTCAACTTTATTTATTTCAATAAGATATGAGCTTAACTTTTTTAATTTTTCTTGGAGTTCTTGGATTTCAATTTCTCCATGAATGATGTGAAGCTTGATTTCATCCTCATCTTTAAAGTGTGCTTTGATAACCATTTAATTATTCCTTTCATTGATCTTTATTCTCCTCTAATCTTTCCATTAGATTAACCATGTTTGGATTTTGAACTGGCTCTACAAATTTATTAATCTGTTCATTTAGATTAACAAATAGTGTATGAGTATCTATCATCTTAGTTTTATACCCACCTTGTTCTACTTCAATCCAATGTATAGGTACTTCAATGATATTAGTATGTGTATCTTGTGCCATTAGTAGTTCCTCCGTTTTATTTGGTTAGTATATTTTTCGATAACTGATGCACCTAAAAAAGATAGTAAAGATATGAAGATTATTCCTCCAAATACAACAACAGTTATTATATTTTCTGCTTGAAGAACAGTTATTCCTCCAGCAAAAATTCCTGTTATAGCTATGAGATATAGTGCTAAAGAAATAAACTCTAGCTTGGTTATATGCATATGCTGTTCATGTTTATATGTTTTTAACATAGGCTTTTCCTTTTCATTATATTCATTAATTGTATTGCATAATTGCATGGTAGTCAAGAATTTACATGAGTAAAAGTTTGACAAATAGTCTTAGGCTCTAACTTTTCGCTAAACCGGGTTGAATAAACCCAAGTCGGAGAGGTAAGTATCATTCCATTCCTTACCCTCCTCCTTGGGTAGTGTAGTTCTTCTTATACTTGTCCCTAAAATTGAAAGAAGCTAGATACATAGAGTACCTAGCTTCTATTAGAACGAATGTTTTATGCAGTTTTAGGTGGTACTTGTATGTATCTTACAGCACCATTTCTTTGACCACGATTACGGGCAACTCGTTCTAATATTTCAATTTGGATTGCTCTATAATCATCTTCTGTAAATTCACTACCAAAAACATTAATATATATATTTTCATGTAGCACTCTCATGCTTTCCCAAAATCTAAGTTGGAGTTCAGCATGATTTAGTTTGTTCCTCGTTTTTGTTAGTTCATTTTCAGAAGTGACTTCTCTGTATAAAACAGTACCGTCAGAAGCAACTGTTTCATGTGGTGTTTCTTGTTGAGAAATTTCAGTTTGTAATTGCTCAACTTGTTTGTTGTATTTTATACAGAGTTGTCTGGAATGGAAAGGCAACTCATATAAGCTATCTTTACCATTGATAACTCTTTTGAATACAACAGGTTTACCTCTATCATTAGGCTCTTTATTTGAATAATCTATATAAGTTGCTTTATTGTACAACTCGCTAGATGAATGATAAATATCTGTTAAGATATTTGTTTCTTTACTTTCGTTTTTATTTGTCTTAGACATGGCTTTCGCCTCCTGTTTATTTAAGTATGTAGGTCTTTTCTTCTATGCCTATGAAATATTCTTGATGACCATAACAACACAATCGTAAAGAACTATTCTCATAGCTTGGAAAATTGGGGGAGACCTTTAGGGGGAACCGATTTTCTTCTTTACGATTGTGTTGGCACTTGCGTATTATGGTCTATATTTCGTCCTTAGGCATTTTTTAGAAGAAAAGACCTACATACAAACAGGTGGCGAATTATCCAATGGACAAATATATAACGTAAGTAAATAAACAAGCCATCCATTAGCGATAGCTTATTAACGTTATCCCCAGACATGGTATTGACAAAGTGTTCGGCTCGTTCTATATAGGATTAACAATCGTCATACGAACACAAGGAAGTTACTAACTATGACTAATGCTCTCAAACCAATACCGCCGAAAACTTCTAGCGAAGTACTGTTAACACCGAAACAAAGTGCCTTTGTTGATGCTTTGTTAGCAAATGGTGGGTCTAGAACACAGTCTGCGATAGATGCAGGTTACTCTCCCAGATCTGCTCATGTAGAAGCATCTCGTCTGATTAAGAATGAGCGTGTGTTACAAGAACTCTATCGCAGGAGTGTTCAGACCCTCGGTGTTAACGCTGTCAAGGCATTGCATACTGTATCAAACTTAGTATCAGATGCTAAGTCTGAGTACGTTCGCCTTGAAGCCAGCAAGGATATCATGGATAGAGCTGGACTACGTTCTCCCGATAGTCAAGTTACTAACGTAGGCTCAGACATAACAGTAAAGATTGACTTGACTAACGACTAGGAGAACGTATCTCAGCTCAGACATGAGTCCTTGCAAAGGATAACAGCGTTATCCTTTTCTCGAACCATGGGGTCGCACGAGCCTAGGGAATTTGTAGAACAAATTCCTGTAGGCGACGTAAGGCTTCCATGGTGAGAGAGAGGGGGGGGTTAAAACTTCCTTTTTTTCTTTCCGTTACTGCTGTTGCTCAAGTATTTTTTAGCTCCCAAGGTTCTTGTGCGTAACAACAATCTATGTTAGTTCTTATAGTATTAAGTACGGGAGAAACAAATGGATATAACTTCAGACATGAGATTAGGGATAGGAATAGAGGAAGACTTTTCAACTGCTGCTGTTCTAGTAGAGAAGAAGGGAGGGCAGTATAGTGTTCATGTAATCCTTGCACCTTTTGATAAGAAGAAAGACGCTGATAATATTGCTGAATTGATGTGTTCTATTATAGGCGTGCAGAATATTATCCCTCCTAAAGAACAGTTGCATTAGAAATGGCAGATCCACAAGCATATATAAGAGGTGTTATTACCAATTTGGAAACTATGTTGGTGAATGACAGGCATAAAGCTCATGGTGATGCCAAACGTTCTATGAAAGCTATTGCTGACTACTGGAGTTTATATCTTGGCAAAGAGTTAACAGAGGAGAATGTATGTGTAATGATGTCTTTATTAAAGATAGCTAGAAGTACAACTGGTAATGAAGACAATAGAGATCATTTAATGGATTGTGCTGGTTACAGTGTATTAGCTATCGCATTGAAAGATAGGAAAGGATATGAATAAATGCTGAAAGTTCTTAATTTTAAAACAATATTTAGAGTTTTAAAAAAGAGACTGCGTGAGCAGAATAGAGTAGCTGATGTAGATGTTCCTAATTATCCAAAGATTAAAAAGAAAAAACCTCTTGTTCATGTAACAACTGGGGGAAGTAGGCAGAGTGTCTTAGGTCGTACTTTACTCAGGAAAAGGCAAGCTGCATTAAGGTCATGAGCTTTATTACTGAACTTAATTTAAGAGATCTTAAACGCTTACGTCTTATTGTTCGTAATACACAATTAAAATTTTATCCTAACGGGTATCTTACTAATAAAGAGGTAGATAAATTTATAGATGCTATGGGCCCACTTATCGCTGAAAAGATGGTTAAGATGGGTGTTGATAGTGGAAGAGTGGATTGACTGATTTACAATATAAGCCTCATGGAAATATTCTACGAGACTTTATGACAGACAACTCTTTCTTTAGAGGGATTAGAGGGCCTGTAGGTTCTGGAAAATCTGTTGCTTGCTGTATAGAAATATTAAGAAGAGCATTACAACAGGAGAAAGATAGTAAAGGAATAAGAAAATCAAGGGTAGCTGTGGTTAGAAATACTAACCCCCAGCTTAGAACAACGACTATGAAGACATGGTTAGACTGGTTTCCTGAAAAAGATTGGGGTAAAATGAACTGGTCTCCTCCTTATACACATTATATAAGGAAAGGAGACCTGGATTTAGAGGTTATATTCCTAGCATTAGATAGACCTGATGATGTTAAAAAGCTTTTATCTTTAGAATTAACTATGATCTTCTTTAATGAAAGTAGAGAAATTGCCAAACAAATTATAGATGCTGGTACTATGAGAGTAGGTCGTTATCCTTCTATGAAAGATGGAGGGCCAACTTGGTATGGAGTTATAGCTGATACTAATTCACCAGACGAAGATCATTGGTGGAGTATCATGTCTGGTGATGCACCAACTCCCGATCATTTTACCAGAGAAGAAATCCTTATGTTAGTTAAACCTGATAACTGGAAATTTTTTAACCAGCCAGCAGGTATGATAGAGAATAGAAATAAAGAAGGAGAAGTGGAAGATTATAAAGTTAATCAAGATGCAGAGAATTTAAAGAATCTTACTTCAAAGTATTATCCTAATATTATCCAAGGTAAAACTAAATCTTGGATAGATGTATATATTATGAATAGATTAGGATCTATTGAAGATGGCAAAGCTATCTATAATGAATTTTCTAAAGATGTTCATGTAGCTAAAGAAGGGATTATTCCTGTAAAAGATGTACCATATTATGTTGGAATAGATTTTGGATTAACCCCTGCCTGTATATTTGCTCAACAGATTAGAGGAAGATGGTTAATACTCCATGAGGTAGTAGCAAGAGATATGGGTATGGTAAGGTTTTCTGAAGTTCTTCGCCAAGAGATGAATGGTAAATTTGGTGAACTTCCTGTAGCTAGGATATATGGAGATCCTGCTGGAGATTATAGAGCTCAAACAGATGAGAGTACACCTTTTCAAATTATGAGAGGAGCTGGTATATATGCTCAACCAGCACCAAGTAATGATGTAAGTTTACGATTAGAAAGTGTTCGAGCTCCTTTAGGTAGAATGTTGGAAGGGTTAAGTGGAATACTTATTGATTATCGCTGTAAACATTTAATCAAAGGATTTGAAGGAGGATACCAGTATAGAAGATTAAACGTATCAGGTGAACGTTATACAGAGAAACCTGATAAGAATCATTATTCCCATATTCATGATGCTTTACAATATTTATTATTAGGAGCAGGAGAAGGGAAAAAGATTATGAATCAAAAACCCCAAAAGGTTGTCCAAGCTAAAAGAGACTTTAATGTATTTACGAGAGAACCTAGACAAGTTGTGCGTAGACGAAAAAGTATCTTTCAGCGTAGACATGGGATAATGTAAAGAAGAAGGAATCAGTTTATGTGTATATCTAGTCCTAAAGCACCACCATTACCACCTCCTCCTCCACCAGATCCTTCTATAGCAAGAAGAGAGGGAGAAATAAAAAAAGAAAAATCGTTAGCACAAGAAAAATCTATTAGAAGAAGAAAAGATATGGTATATGGAACAACTGGGAAAAGATCTTTAATTACTTCTTCGGGTGCTGGCTATTTAGGTATAGGTCAAAGTCCAACATTAGGAGCTTAATGTGCCAATAAATGTACCAACTCCCATTCCACTAAGAGGTGATCCTATTGAGCGTATGATTGCAAAGTATAATCGTGCTAATGCAATCAAAGAACAATGGAGACCTATCTTTGAAGAGTGTTATGAATACTCTATGCCAGCAAAAGAAAGTTTATATCTTACTTCTCCTGCTTCCAATCGTACTGATAAGATCTTTGATGAAACTGCTGTAACAGGAGTTCAGGAATTTGCATCACGTTTGCAAGCTGGTATTGTACCTAACTATGCAAGATGGGCAGAATTTATTGCAGGATCAGAAGTACCTGAAGAAGAACAAGGAGAAGTTAATTTACAACTAGACCGAATTACAAATTATATATTTGATATTGTACAGAACTCAAACTTCTCTCAAGAAGTTCACGAAAGCTTTTTAGATTTATCAATAGGAACTGGCTGTCTTCTTGTTGAAGAAGGAGACGCTACTAATCCTATACGTTTTACTTCCGTTCCCCTTCCTCACCTTTCCCTAGATACTGGGCCTAATGACCAAATTGATACTGTATATAGGGATAGAAAACTAAGAGCATCTAATATACTTATTGCTTATCCTGATGCTGATATTCCTATTGAAATTAAAAGAGATCTAACGAGAGGTGAGGATAGATTTATTCATCTTATAGAATGTGTTCATAGAGATTATTCCAAACCAAATGTTGAAGCATATACTTATTATGTTATGTCTAAACAACATAAACATATTTTATTAAGAACTGAATTTGAAGGAGAAGGTAGTAATCCTTATGTTGTATTTAGATGGAGTAAAGCATCTGGAGAAATTTGGGGAAGAGGGCCATTATTAAATGCTCTTCCTGCAATTAAGACTTGTAATCTTACAATCGAATTAATACTAGAAAATGCTCAAATGTCTATAGCAGGAATGTACCAATTAGAAGATGATGGTATTGTTAATGTTGACACTATACAATTACTACCCGGAACTATAATACCTAGAGCACCTGGATCAAGAGGATTAGAGCCTGTAACTGCTGGTGGTAATTTTAATGTAGCAGATTTAGTCTTAAAAGATATGCGAATGAATATTCGCAAAGCTTTATATAATGAAATGTTAGGAGATCCTAATAAAACTCCAATGAGTGCTACAGAAGTAGCAGAACGTATGGCAGATTTATCTAGACAAATAGGATCTGCTTTTGGTAGACTTCAGGCAGAAATGGTTCAACCTGTTTTAAGGAGAGTTATCCATCTTCTTAAACAACAAGGTCGAATTAATTTGCCGACTGTTAATGGAAGAGAGATAAAAATTCAATCAACTTCTCCTTTAGCACAGGCACAAGCTAACCAAGATATATCAGGATTTAATAGGTTTTTGGAATTGATACAAGCAAGATTTGGGCCACAGTTAATAAACGGACTTGTTGATACTAATGAAGCTACTAAATATTTAGCAGATAAATTTGGTATTCCTGAAAAATTAGTCAGAACACCAGAGCAACAACAGCAAATAATGCAGCAATTAGTACAAATGCAACAAGCTCAACAAGCTCAACAAGCAGGACTAGAAGCTCCACAAGGACAAATGCCTCCACAACAAGGGTAAAATCGTTCCTAAATGGCAGAAAAAGAGAAGAAAATACCAGGAATTGATGGAGAATATCGTACTTCATCACAAGAAAAAGAGTTAAATGATCTATTTTTAACAGGTTTTTCTACTCCTTCTGCAAAAAAAATCTTGAAATATCTACGAAATATTACTATAGAGAGAGTAGCAGGGCCTAATATCTCTGATATAGAACTGCGACATAGAGAGGGAATGAGATTTATTATTGGATTAATTGAAACCAGAATGAAAGAAGGCGAAAATGAGCGAAGGAAACAACACACTAATAAATAATGAAGAAGCTTCTAATGAGAATGAAGATGCAGAAAATAAAACAGAAGAAAATATTGAGGTCGCTGAAAGACCGGAGTGGTTACCAGAAAAATTCTGGACTGATAATGGAGAAGCAGATTATCAAGGTTTGGCAAAATCTTATGGAGAACTTGAAGCTTTTGTTGGGAAGAAGAAAGAAGAAACAGAAGCAGAAGTTATAACAAAATTAGAAGAAGAAGCTAAGAAAGGTCTTCCAGAAGACAAAGATGCATATATAATTCCTGATATGCCAGAAGGAGTAGAAGGAGAGAACCCTATGATGGATTGGTGGAAAGATTATTGTTTTGGAAAAGGACTAAATCAAGAAGATTTTAATGGTGGGATAGAAGCTTTTATGGAACTAGGTATGACTCAACCAAATGTAGAAGCCGAAAAAGCAAAACTTGGGGATAACGTTAATGCACGATTAGAAGCAGTAGGTCTATGGGTAGGTAAAAACTTTCCTTCAGAACAAAAGAAAGCTATTGAAAGTATGTGTACAACTGCTGAAGGAGTGCAAGCAGTAGAAAGTTTCATGGAACTTCAAAGGAAAAACATTGGTTCTTCTGAAGCAGATTATCAACCAGCAGGGAAAACTAGAAAAGATCTGGAAGAAATGATGAAAGATCCTAGATACTCTAATCCTCATCAAAGAGATGAAACATATGTTAAACAAATAGATGAGGCTTTCAAAAAAATGTTTGCTAGTGGATAATGAGTGGTGGATATGTTAGGAAAGCAGATCCTAAAGATGCTTTTGTTTTAGCTCCTAAAGTACGAGAAATAGACTGTTTAGAAATTGAAGCTGTTGGAAAAACTAATCCTTATAATAGTTTAATGAGAAGTTTTAAAGTTCCTAATTCACAAGTATATTCTATAGTTCAGAATGATGGAGATATTCTTGGTATGTTTGGAGTAGGAGATTGTGCTGTATTAAAGAATTATGGTGTGCCTTGGTTACTTTCTTCTGATGATTTAATTCCTCATGCTAAAGAATTTCTAAGAAACTGCCGCCCTTGGGTAAAAAAATTAGAAGCAAACTACGAGTGTTTATTTAATTTTATCCATGAAAACAATAACATAGCTATGAGATGGCTTCAATGGTGTGGCTTTGAAGTACAAAAAGATAAGATTTATAATATAAGTAACGAACCATTTTATCTTTTTGTGCGTAGTCTTTCTAATAAAAATCAGTAAAGACTTTTTATGTAGACCAAGTTTATTTTAGTAAAGCCCTTTCTGGACAACTTTACAGAGGATACTCCTTGATAATCTCATTCTTAACAATAACAACTAAGTGGAGGACAATATGTCTTTATCCGTAGACCAAGCTTTCATTAAGCAGTTCGAGAGTGATGTTCACTTAGCGTATCAACGCATGGGATCAAAACTTCAAGGAACTCTTCGTGTAAAGCCAAACGTAAATGGAAGCCAAGCTCGTTTCCAAAAGGTCGGTAAAGGTGCAGCAGTTCAAAAATCAAGACATGGTCAAGTTCCAGTAATGAACTTAGACCACACAAACGTAGACGTAACATTAGCTGATTACTATTCAGCAGACTACGTTGACAGTCTTGACGAACTAAAGACCAATATTGACGAAAGGTCAGTTGTAGCTCAATCATCTGCTGGTGCATTGGGTAGAAAAGCTGATGAATTAATAACAACAGCTCTTGATGGAACATCTAATACTGTAACTGAAAGTGGCTCAGCTGGATTGACACAAGCAAAAATCAATACTGTCTTTGCATACTTCGGAGAGAATGATGTACCTGATGACGGAGATAGAGTATTCGTAGTATCTCCTGAAGGGTGGATTGATCTCTTAGCTATTAGTGCTTTCTCTGATGCAGACTTTGTTGGGCCAGATGAATTACCATACAAAGGTGGAATGGTTGCCAAAAGGTGGCTAGGTTTCCTTTGGATTACTTTCTCAGGTCTTCCAGAATCTTCATCTAAACGTCAATGTTTTGCTTACCATAGAACTGGTGCAGGATTGGCGATTGGTGCAGATGTTCGCACAGAGATTAACTATATCCCTGAAAGAGTATCTAACTTAATTACTGCATATATGAGCATGGGTGTCGTTTTAATTGACGATACTGCTGTATATGAAGTACAAATAGCAGAATAAGGAGGAATAGTAACATGGCTTACGACAATACAAATCTATTTAAAGTCGGTGGTGCTAATCCCGGTTTGTGGATTTATCATTCTACAGACTCTATAAGTACGATTGTAGGTACTAATTACTTCGGAGACTCAACTAACAGTCTAAAACAAAATGATGTTGTTTTAGTTGTTAGTTCAACTGGTGGAACAAGAGCGATGGATGTCGTTTGTATTTCATCAGCTTCGGGTGCTGCGAGTGTAACTACGATTGCTTTAGCATAACTGCTTAAATAAATTATAGAGAGGGAGAGTTATCTTCCTCTCTATTATAAGTAAGGATTTCAGATGGCAACAACCGATATTGATATTTGTGCAAGAGCATTAATAATGATTGGTGCAGAGCCAATAACAAGTTTTACTGATGGCACAACTGAAAGTAAAGTAGCTTCCAATTTATATACCGATACAATTAAAAATCTTTTATCATCTTACAGATGGAGATTTGCTACAAAACAATCACAACTATCTAGATTAACAGCCACTCCAGATGCAAGATGGGAAAGTGCTTATCAAATACCTAGTGATTCTCTTGCTATACATGGAATATTTATAAATGATAAAGCAATTAAGTATGATAGATATGGAGATATGGTTTATTGTGATGC